TAGAGGAGTGTCTCCAATCGTACCGTAAGAATACACGTTATTCTCCAGTATTTGCTGGTTCACTTAAAGATGAACCACGAGCCCAAGCTAAAGCCCTTACTGGTCAAACTCGTATGTTCTGTGCATCACCTGCTGATTGGAACATTGTGGTGAGAATGCATTTTCTTTCTTTTATTCGAGTCCTCCAAAATAACCGTTTTGTTTTTGAGAGTGGACCAGGCACAATAGCTCAATCTAAAGAATGGCATGATATTCGTGAATATCTCACCACCTTTGGTTGTGATAGAATGATTGCAGGAGATTATAAAGCTTTTGATAAGCGAATGCCCCCAGCCTTTATTCTTGAAGCTTTTGAGCTGATACGCGATATTTGTGAACAAAGTGGAAATTTCACAAAAGAGGATCTAGATGTTATTAGATGTGTCGCATATGATACAGCTTATCCCATTGTAGATGTTAATGGAGATTTAGTCCAGTTTTATGGATCTAATCCATCTGGACATCCATTAACAGTTATCATCAATGGCATAGTCAACTGTCTTTATGTGCGATATGCATATGCCGAACTCAGTGGTAAGAATACTGCTGCTGATTTCAAACAGCATGTTAAATTGATGACTTATGGTGATGATAATGCTATGGGATGTTCTGACGATATCCCATGGTTCACACACACCACATTAGCCAATAAACTTGCTGAAATTGGTGTTATCTACACCATGGCAGATAAAACTGCCGAGAGCATCCCATATATTTCTATTAATAATGTGTCATTTTTGAAACGAACGTGGCGATTTGATGAAGATCTAGGATACTATGTGTGTCCTATTGAAGAAGCGTCAATTGCCAAGATGTTAATTATGACAATTCCTTCTAAGACCATCTGTGAAGAAGCACAAAATGTAGCTGTTTTAGCTACTGTGGTTCGTGAGTATTTCTGGTATGGAAAAGAAATATTTGAAGAGAAACGGAAAATGTGCATGCAATTCGCTAGCTCGGCAAAATTGAGCTTGTATGTCACAAAGAGTACTTTCCCTTCCTGGGATAACCTTGCTAACGCTTTTTATGAGGCATCTGACCTTCCCTTTGTCCGTGAGGATAATGAGGAAGAGTGTTTCAGTTTTATAGTTAGTGAGGAAGAACCTACTTTTGAGTAGGTTTCCGGGTAGTTATCCCGTTAAAAACCATCTTTAGCGAACAGATGTAAAACGAATTCGCACCTACAATCTAGTTACTGTACTTCTTTAAAGGTGATTGCACTACCTTATAGAAGTAAGTGTGGAGATTGTTTGTATTGACACCTAGGGGATGACCCAAAGCCGGTTATTTAGCCGAGATCGTTTTAGGTTTCAGATCGAAAAACAGAGCACGCTTATTAGGAATAGGTTAACCTAATGAGTAGTATTTGACCAAGCAAAAATTTTATATCTATTTTGACTTCTTTTAAAAAAGAAGACCTGTGGTGGGAGGATACCCACCTTATTCTACAATCAGATGAGGAAATGGCTACACCTATTGTAAATACGCACCAAGAAAACGTTGATCAACATCAACAATTGACGTTTATGGATTCTAATATCCAAG